GTAAGAGCGGTCGCGTTAAATACGAGGCATTGTCGGACAGCGAAAGTGAGTCCGACTACGACGCCAACGAACGCAGTTTTGCTAAAAGGCAGAGCTACGTGTATAGGGATGAGAGTAATCCGCTCCCATCTCCCTCGGGAATCATCAAGCTACCGAACAAGAAGCCTGTTCATTGCAACAGTAGCCCTACCGTGTCGAAGGAAGCTGACGATTACCTGACCTCACATAAGGATGAATTAGGCGAACTTGGTTATGATCCAACCAAGTACGTCTGGCCAGTGATCAACAAAGAAACAGAAGAGAAGTCCGTTATTAACCATCTTAAGCTGTACATCGAACGTGGCAGTAATAAAACGTCGGTTCCAGTAAAGTTGCGAAGGCGTGCGGCTCGTTTAGTTGTTGAAAAGATGAAGGCGAATCGATATGAAATGCCCGTCGGCTACAAAAACTCTCAGAACTTGGAGCGGATCCTGAATAGCAGTCTCGTCAAGACAGACCGCAGTCCAGGACACCCCTACCAAGAACAGGGTTTAATGACCAACGGGGCGGTTCTAAAGCACTACGGTGCTAGCTTCGCGCAAGTGGTCCAAGAAAAATGGGAACAGGAAGACGAGCTCGACCTGAAAGTTTTCATTAAAGGGGAACCACAGAAGCGAGCTAAAATCGACGCCGACATGCCTCGCATCATCACTGGTTTGCCGTTACACGAAATGGTTAAAGACCAGGCCATTTTCGAAAATTTCCGCCAATCGATGGTTTCCAATTGGAAAGAATCACCGGTAAAATACCCATTTTCACCATTGCTCCCTGGGCACATTAAGCATTTAGCCGATGTGTTCAACGGACGAAGCGTGTATGAGAGTGACAAACCGTGCTGGGATTTTCAATGTTTTGAATTCGTTTTCGAGGCTATTACTTACGTAATACAAGACCTAGCGGTGCCCCCGGAGGACGCTACACAAGAACAAATCGATGAGTACATGCGAGATGTGCAAAACTCGATCAACAAGAAATGTAGCCACGCCACCTACCGCTGCACCAACGGCAAATGTTTCAAGAGTAGCCTAAACGGAATCATGAAGAGTGGATCATTGTTCACAATCGATGGCAATTCCATCGGACAAATATTTGTAGATTATCTGATAAAAGTCGTTCTCGGCTGGACGGATGAACAAATTTTGAAAGAGGAGATAGTCGTCGGTGGTGATGACGTCTTGCAAACGTTTCCGGAAAATTTCGATCAGGCCACGTACCTTGAAGTGGGACGTTCCTTAGGGTTCGATCTCGCTGAATTCAAGGTCAAC